AATTGTTGAATTACCAAATGCATCTTTTGTTTTAATAGAATAGTCTTGAATACCAAAAGTAAGCCCTGACTGAGTCGGACCTAAATTGCGGGACAGTCCTGGAATAGCTACGCCACATGCTACAGTTTCTCCAGTCCCAGCAATAGTAATCGACAATGTTGCGTTTAGATACGGTGGAAGATTTGTTAAAAAATAATCTTCAAGACGAACAATTGGTTCGAAACAGTAAGCAAAAGGATCTGTAATACCACTGTCAGAGACTAAAGTGAAAGTTGAGTCAAAGACAACACCTTCTAAAGGATCTGTCATCACAACTCGACCGAATACACCATTAATATTCAATAAACCTGTGCAGTCGATAAGACTAGTTGCAACTGGAATTGTCACATTAATGAAATCTGCAATAGTAGTCTGAGATTCGACAGATAAATCGAATATTTTCCAACGATTTGTTGAACCAATGTCTAGCCACTTTGTCGGATTCGTACCACCAGCAGGATTAAAATTTATGTTCGAATTTACTAGAGATTGATAATTCTTATGTTCTCCACCAGAAACGACCATCACAATATTACCAATGACATATGTTGTAACAGCAGACCAAAGTGGATTATCTGTCTCTGGAACATTGCTCAACATATTTGAAGTATTGATGTCTGCCGCGCGAGTTACAGGAGACCCAACTGTAACAATTCTAGACGTAGCAGTAATACCTGCCTCGAATTGTCCATTGACCACAGTGCCTGATGCAGTCAAGGTAACTGTGCCTGCCGTAGCAGTTACTGTCAATGAAACTCTCGCTGTAGCAGATGTACCAACAAGAGTCCCCGTTGCAGCACCGCTTATTACGATAGTACCAGTCCCATAGAAAGATAATGTATATGCCTGAGCTGTTGTGGTTATACCTTGAGTAACGACAACTGCGCTGTTAAGTAATAGATTTGTTGATGCTGCCTCCAATAAGATCGTTGGAGGTATAGTTAAGTCTGCTGGATTGTAATTATAGCGAGGGATGTCAATAGCTGCGGATTGTAACACACCAGTTTTATCCCAATACCAGCCGACAGTAGCACGACTAAACGAACCACCGTCTATAACATTATATGGGCGCACAATCTTCATTATGGTGTCACAGTATGTACAGGGGTTGTCGCATCGCTGCGAATAGGGATACCATTACCTTCCCAGCGACGTGCAAGTCTTGTCAATTCGTTCGAGTTACGTTCCATTGCAATATTTTCAGCTTGGTTTTCTGCACGTAAACTTGCCACTTCTTGACGTAAACCTTTAACTTCTGCTAATAGGGCATTATTTCCATTATTGTTATTTTGGACAGCAGACTTAAGAGCTGTATTGTCGGCCTTTGGAATAATCGCCTCACCTTCGTGAACCAGTGCAGCCATATCTTTAGGAACGTTATTTGTACCATCTGCGAAGGGATGTAAGCTCTTATATTCGTCGCTTGATGTAATACCTTTAGCAATATCCGTTAAAGAACTCCCAGACATATAAGCATTATTCCAGAAAGTTAGACCAGCGAGGTCTGCTTGACGACCAAGCAATGATGAATACATATCGTTAATTGCGTTTGGAGCAGTAACTCCACTAATGACACTATTTGTAGCCTGAACACCAGCAACAGACGCTTTAAATAAACCTAATGCATCTCGTACAGACAGAACGCTATTATCGATTTTATTTAAGATATCAATTTGAGTTTGTGCGTCTGATAAAATCTTATCCTGTGCAGCAAGGTCCGCAGTGTGTTGAGTATCTAATTGAGCTTGTTGCAGTTGGGCATTAAGATCGATCGCAGTAATTGTAGCATTAATACCGTCCACGGTCAACTGCGCATAATCCTTCTGCGTTTGTGCATTTTCTTGAAGACTTACAATCGAATTAATAGTCTTGGCTTGGTCCAAAGCATACTCATTGAATGTTGAGAACATCTGTTGTGATGGCTTAGCGACAGCAGCTAAAGCATCTTGTAAACCTGTAGCAGTCGTGAGGTCAGAATTCGAAGATGCATCCGAAAGATATTTTTGTGCTTCTTTACGACGTGCAATATCCATCGTTGCAGATTCGATTTGCGTGCTCTTTAAAGCGTTCGTAACAGTGTCGTATATAGACGAAATAGAACTAAGCACAGTCTGTGCATTAGACAAACGTGCTTGCGCATCTGTTTTTAAAGCATCCGCATTAGCTTTGATTGCTTTCGTATTAGCGTCATATGCTGCGTTAATCTTATCTTTTTCGGCATTAACAGCAGTTGTTAAACGAGAATAGCTATTATTTACGCTATCCATAGCAGTGGTCATCAATGTTTGATTTTTAGTATCCAGTGCTGCTTTATCTGCTTCAGCTTGTTTGGTAGCAGCATCTGCCAATGCTTGGGCGCCATCTGCTACTTGAGAGAAGGCATCTTGAATCTTCATTAAATTAATAAATGTTTCTGCACCAGACTGCGAAGTTAAATCTAAACTAGTAACGAGATCTTTAAAACCTTGTTTCGTTGTGACGTTTGCAAAACCCATTTCAGTCATTGCATCAGCAACAGCTTTTTGAGCGGGCGCTAATTTCTCAGCGTCGCTCAAATAGTTTGTAGCATAGGAAGAAGTATAAGATGCGAGGTTTTGGATACCACCAGCAAGATTAATAAGACGTTCACGTGCCGCGTCAGAGGAGAGACCAACAGAACCAAATGCATCTTCTACGGTCTTACCGAGCAAGCTTGAAATCGCATTTGTGGCGATAAAAGTATCGCTCAATCTTTGCAGAGTAACGGACGCAGTTTCTCCAGATAAGGCAAAATCGCTTAAGTTAGGAATCAATTTATTTGCAAGATCATCACCAATAGATACAAAGAAATCTGTAATAGCTTGTTGATTTTTTGTAGCGTCTGTTGTTAATGTTATGTCAAAAGTTTTAGAATAGTTTGCGATAGCATCGCTACCAACGCCAAGAGTTTTGGCCAGATCTGTTGTAGTGGTCTTCATTTGAGCAAGACCGGAATTAAAACTGTTGACCACATCCGTTGCTAATGGGGCTGTGTCTGTACCATTCTTATCACTCTGGAACCAACCACCATCTTGATGCCAATTACTATAATTCTGCCCAGTTACACCAGAATCGCTAACAGTACCACTCATCCCTGTAGAGGTGACATCTTTAGAACCCATGCCAAAGGCACGGTTTACAAGACCACCAATTGCTCCCCCAAGGGCTGAACCAAGAGGACCCCAGATCGCACCAATTGCAGTCCCAATATTAACAACTGCCTGACCATGATCTCCGACACTATAACCGCCAGAGATAGCGTTGCCAACATAATGGCCCGCAAGAGCGCCTGCTCCATACCCAGCAGCAATCCCTGTATAGCTTCCAACAGCACTGGTATTCATGACGTTACCAAGACCGATCGCATCGAGTCCACTTGCTGTGCCAGACGCTACACTACCACTCAAACTTGCAAAACCACCGGACAACATTTTATAAGCGCTTGTAGCAGCGTTTGCTAACCCAATAGCCCCACCTACACCACCAGCACCGCTAGCACCGGCAACACCCCCTGCCTGCGTTGCAGTAGGGTATAAAAAGCTACTAATAGCGCTGGTAATTGGTTGCAGGATTGGTTGCAGGATTGCTTTAGCAAAAGCAAGTTCCATATCACGGATTAGTTTCTTGACACCTCTACCACCACCGTCTACAATCGCGCTTGCTAAGTCGTCAGAAAGCTTTTTATTGAATTGGTTATATTGTTTATCAATCTCTTTTTGGGCTGCAGCCGCTTCTAGCGTACTAACGCCAACAGCTAACAGATCGTTATACTGTTGACGTTTAGTAATGATCTCATTTATCTTGGCTAATTCAGCTTCGGTGACAGCCTTCTCGACAACACCAAGATCTTCAGTCTTAAGTTTAATGTCTAAAAGAATCGCAGCAAATTGTTCTTGAGCTAAAGACTCATCGTCTAATTGTTTCTTAGCTTCTTCTTTTTGAGCAGCCGTCTTCCCAATCTCCGCATTAAAGAGTTTTTGCTTATCGATCTTATCGTTAAGTTGTTTTATTTCTTTATCGTCGTCAGTTGTTGCAGCTTTAACAGATTTATCAATGATTTGTTGTTGAGTGAGTTCCGTTGCATCTTTAATCTTTTGTGCAGCCAATTCGTAATTACGTGCAACATCATTTGTGCGTTTGATCGTAGCCACTGCATCTGCATCATTCAAAGGTTTGTATTTTGCAAGAGTCGCAAGTTCGTCCCTTTTCATAATGTCAAGGGCTGCTAATTGGGCTTGACGAGAAGCACCAACACTATCATATTCTGTCTGACGAGTAATTAAACTGGCGTCAGCCCACTCTTTAAGCATTTTTTCAGTTTGGTCTGCTGCCTCTTTTGCTTGATCATAATCAGCTTTGTCAGAAGCCAAGCTATCTTGTAAAACAGTTTTACGTCCGTCATTTTTGATTGCGCGCACTTTTTCGGAGTGACCTTTAATAAGGGCAGCTTCTCGGTCTAATATTAACTGAGCATTCTTTTCTTTATAACCGGGAATTCCAGCTTCAAGAATATCGTCTTCTGCACGCGATTTATCGAGAACATCTTGCAGCTCACCTTGCGATTTTTTAAGGAGTTTTTTATCTTCAATTTCACGCAACACTAATTGGTGATTAGCGTTAGAACGAGCTTCGGTTTCTTTGGCAGTTTGAATAGCTTTTTGATTTGAGTCGTCAAGTTCTTTTTCGAGTGCAACGTAATCTTTATAAAATGCTAGACCTTTCGGAGTCATCTGACTTTCATCAGTTACAAGCGACCCATCTTTATTTTTATCTAATTTTAATAATAGATTTTGTTCTCTAAATGAATCTGTTTCTTTCTTACCGAGATCAGCCATTGATTGAACTACACTTTTAACAGCCCAAGTAACACCATTCCAAGATTTTTCAATCAAGCCAATGTTTTGAACAGATTCTGTTGCCGCGCGTTTAGTCTCGTCTGTATAAGCTTTGATGGCAAGTTCGGAAGCCTCACGAGCTTTTCCTTCTTTTTCTAATTGTAAGATTTCTTCCATTAAAGAAACTGTTACGAAGTGATATTGTTCATCCAGCTTCTCTAGTGCTTTACTGACTTGCAAACCTCCGACCGCAGCTAAACCTGTCCCTTTAACGGACAAGCTCTCAAATTCTTTAATAGATACGTTTAACTTTGTACCAAAAGCATGCTCAAGCCCGACAACAGACTCTGTAATCCCAGCAATCTGGTCAGCTGTAAACTTACCGCTTTTCGTCAGTTCTGTCGCTGCTTGGTAAGCTTCTGTATAATTACCATGTAAAGATCCAACAGTGTGGGCAAGAGATTCTAAGCTATCACGAGTTTCACCAGCGTAGCCATTGGTAAGAATCATTGCATTATTTAATTCTTTTGTCTGAGATTGGCCTTTTGCCATCTCGTAAACTAACCCAGCAATAGCGAGACCAACACCTATGACCACAGCACCATAGGCGGACATCACTAAAGACGCTGCGTTAGTATACTCAGCTAAGACCATTAAAGATCCAGGCATGCGTGTAAAACGACCTTGCAATGCTTCGTGGGCAAGGACAAGCAACTCTGTACGAGCACGATTATTACTAAAGCTGATACCTAATGTTTCAGCTGATGCAGCCACAGTTTGCTGACCATGATGCGTATTTAAGTGTGCAGCATTTAAACGATCCAGTTCAGCAATTAAACCTCTTGTTTGATCGGTAACACCAAGCTGAGCAGCCTTGTACGCTAACAGTTCGTTTTTGGTCATGCCATAAGTGGCAATCATTTGATTTAACTGCGTAATTAATTTTCCCCCTTGATCGATACTAGCTTCACGAACAGTTTGGACGTCACGTTCCCCTTGGAGAGCCTGTTGTTCAGCTTTCCATTCGTCTTGCATTATTTGAATTCGATTTTTGTACCCGGCTTGGGAACGGGCCATCCAGTCGGAGTTTTTCTCAACCGCAGTGGAAAGATCGTTGATATTTTTGACAGCTTTGACCGTAGCTGTGCCGAAATTGTCAAGACTTACAGTAGCATTGTCAGCATTTGTCTCAACATTCAGCTGCAATGTCCCAATGTCAGTACCAGAACTAGGTGGGGTCGTTGCCATTTTTGGATTCTTTCTTACTGCAATGAATTCTGTACTCGTCGTCAATCTGGACTATACAATGTCTTTCAAACGACGTAATACCAATGTGCATCCCATCTGACCAAGCTGTGATAGCTTCGTGTGTAATAGGATTAAAACCCATGCCCGAGTTAGGGCGTCTAGCATCTAGTTCTCTGAAATACGCCCAAATATGTTCCAACTCATAAGGGCAAGAAGCTTCTTCTGGAACATCTTCAAAAGTCTTGTCTGTTATAACAAGACCGGCAAGCGCACTATTTTTTGCAATATCGACGTGTTCAGCTGTCGATGCCCCGTCCTGTTGCTTGCCGCCCCAAAAGAACCGATTACGAACGAAGGCTATTAAACCGTCGACGAGGCTGGAGTAAAATTTGCTTCATTTTCCAGGTCAACAAGAACTTTCATTTGCCAAGTAGGGCACTTGTCAAACATCTTGTTCACGATACCTTTGTCAAAAGTCAAAGGCTGACCATTTTGCAGGAAACCGAACCAACCGACAACAACACTAAGAGCAGTTGCACGGTCGTTACGCGCAACAGTGCTGGCAACAACTTCCGCTCCTGCGTCAGTTGCAGAGTCAATCTGTTTTTTACGCTGACCAGCCCGTTTGATATTATCAATACGGATCTGTTTCTGGCCAACTACGTATTCCACACTATTTTTGCTTGCGAGAATAAAGCCGCTTTTAGCCACACCATCTTCGTCAAAGATGACACCGCATTTATGGGTAATTTCCTGAACGTTGTCAAGAGTGTCTACATCAAAACCTTCTATTACTGCTTGTGCTGGCGTATCCATTTTATGTATTCCTATTTTGTTGAAAAAACCCTCCGGGTTTTGCCCGGAGGGAAAGCACAGGCCAATATCCGATTAAAGGCCTGATTCGGTAGCATTCGATTAGCTGAATGCGCTGTCTTGAACAGCATAAGTCGTTGCATGCGTTGCGGTACCAGCACCACCAGCAACGTTTTCCAGAGCAGTGAAAGGCATCGTCATAACAAGACCTTTTTCACCGTCATCTTTGTCTGCTCCACCCATCTTGCAACGTGGGAAGCTATAAGCCTTAAAGCCTGCGGTCGCAGTATTATCTGTCGTAAAGACACAATAGATACCAACTTCGGTTTCATTCAGGAAATAGTCACGAACAACAGCATCTGCAAACAGCACAGTGATCTGCCCGTCAACGGTTAAGTCTCCAGGGAAGATATCAGGTTCGACGTTGCTACCTACAATACCACCAATCGTCGTATGATTTCCTTTAACAGAGAAATTCATACCAGTAATCAGCGCGACAGGCAAACCATTGACATACAGCAGCCCGTTAGCAGAAGCGAGGACAGAACCAGAGGTAACTGCGGTTGGCGAAGTGAAATAACCAGTGGTACCAGTGGTCATATCAAGACCCTTGAACATATAGTCCACGGTCATCATACCCGAGCCGGGTAGCTTCACATCCATCTGAGTAACAACACAGTCTGTGAAAACTTCAGACTGAATGATATCAGCGAAATTGTGTTCGATTGTGTAATAGTCGCGAGTGTGACCGGACGTTGGCACAATGCTATGTTGGCCCACTTCTGTGAAAGTAACAGCAGCAGTCTCGGTTTTAGCGATTAATGGGGCTTTATCAAGGCGAGTTACACCCATAATTTTACCAGTACCATTAATCGAAGTGATATACAGATTCGTTGCGTTATTACCGACAGCAGTAGTCGTGAAACCTGTGCAGCGAATGACCATACCGATCTTAAAACCGGCTGTCAAGAAGTTCGCAGCAGTTGTGGTGATTGTACCACTAGCACCAGAGGTAACAGCGGTCACAATATCTGTAGCAGCAGACACAAGTGGAGTAAGGGCAACACTTGCTGCACGGTTCAGAGACTCTTCGAATAGTTCGTAGGTTCCCACAGATACTTCACCACTGATCGTACCTTCGGTCCCGACTACACCATGACGGAAGTCTGAACGTTGTTGAGAAGGGCGAATCTCTTTCGAGGCGTAGGTTGCTTTTTTCTTATTCAACGTCGATTGCGTACGGCGAAGGTATTGGGCTGAGCCAACAGTTGCAATAACATTTAGACCGCTTTGTTTTTTAAAGACCAGCAGTTTGCTGATGCCAGAAGAAATGGTAGTCATGATAGTTCCTTAAATCAGGGGAAGATATTTGCGTAAAACGGAACTCTGACAATCATTACATAACTTTCGTCAGTTGGCATGCCAGGCATGATTTCCGCAGTACGATCAATGTTTACGATAATACCGTTATTGCTAAAAGACGATCCCCTTGGGAACGTAGAACGAATTAGCTCTGCCCTAGACAAAGCTGCAAATGGACCTTCTTGTTGAGGGTAATACAACGTAACCTGTAAGAATCCAATCTCACGATAAAATGCGTCACCTTTTGTTGGATTCTCCGGTCGCGCAAAAACAAAATTCACTTTCTGGTAAGGTACAGAATTGAGTGCTTTAAAACTCACATTCTCCCAAGCTGTCAGTTGTGCTGTGACTGTACCACCAGTCCCGTTTGCTAAAACGATCGCACTATTTGTTAAACTGTCTTTTAGAGAAAACGTAGTACTACTGTTGACCACAACTAGCGCACTTCTATTTAGAGTGCTATGCCCTGCAATCTTAACGTCTATCTCTGATGTTAATAAATGTGGAGCAGAAGTTAAAAACACGGAATTAGTCGAAGACAAAATAGATATAGGCGGAATAATCTCTGTCATTGCTCGGAGAGCTAGCTCTAACGCTGCTCGAATCGCAAGTTGTGACATTAGTTATCCTTAGCGTAATTAATTTCTGCTTGCCGGACAATCTCCGGATATTCTAACACTGTTCTTCCAACCATCCCGCCTGGTGGAACTTGTCTTGAATGCTCTCCAGTTTCTAATACTCTTGCATAAGGAACATTATTCACAAAATAGTAAATATGACCAACAGGCCAACGAGGTATAGCTTTCGTCATTCTTTCAATCGACTGCGAACCAGATGGGTCAACTCCAGGAATTTCTCCTACAGGAGCAACGTCCACACCCAATTGCCAGTTATTGATAAAATGTCCTGGAACATAATCTTTATGTGGCGGGTGTTTCCACAAAGCTGGATCACCAACCGCTGAATAGTACACTAATCTTTTACCGATCTCGATAAGAGCTTCTTTTGTGACTTTTTGAATTGCACCCTTACCTTTAAGAATGAAACGAAACACGTTCTCTTGGGCGATTGCATTAATAGAATTAGTGCTCATAATCTCAGTACTAAAAGATATAAAACTGCAATGCCGCCCGGGGCTGTCACTTGCACATCTGCAATGTTATATTCAACACCATTTACAATCATATGATCTTGAATCTTTGGTGCAGGTCCAATTGCATCAATATAGACCCATTTTTCACCATCTTGAATTAACGTATTTTGTTTTAAATTCGTACCATATTGAGGACCAATTCTTGTGCCAGGTTGATCTGTTACCAGACCTTTTCTTACTACATCTGTCGGAGGTCCGCCTCTTACAGATGCAATTTGTGTGTTCGAGTCGTATTCGCCACCACCAACAGAATATTGACGTAATGTTACATTCTGCCCGTATTTTTTAAGCGACTTAAGAATTCGAGTCGCAAGCTTATTATAATCCATCTCGAATTGACCTTAGATAATGGGGTCCATATTAACATGGATTATAAGCACTTGCAAGCGAATGTTTAGACTCAAATCTTTAGACACGTTGTAATCTTACTGTCGTTTGGTTCCCACCACCTTTTAGGTAAACAGACAACATATCATCAACTTGAACATACCGAATAAGTTGACTAGAATTTGGGTCATATTTAGTTGTAATTGGACCAACTGTTTCTTGGATGATATTTTGTCCAACGTCATCTACCATAGGACCTGCGCCAGCGCGTAATGCCAATTCTGCACAAGCATTCTTAACCTCAATCGGAACCACATTGTATGGCACAAAGTAAGCATAGTAAGAGTGAGGCATTGCAGTGAAATCGTCCGTGCTTACGCCCTGACGAGGCCAGTCCAATGGTTGATTAATATTGATACGTCCACCTTTCCACGAAGACCGATATCTACCAACCATATAACTAGTTGCTCGACGTAATGCTTGTTCTTTTTCTGTGTCGGTCATATCGTCCCATGTGGTCATACCACGGTTACGATGGTAAATATCCGCTTCAGCTAAGGTAATATAAGATTCCGCACCTATTACGACTGTACCATCTTCAACAATGATGCTCATTTGAATCTCCTGCTATCGCGACAGTGGGAACACACTTGCTAAACCATCAAGAGGAAATATTTGATTAATTCCAGATAATGGGTACAAACGAGGTTTAATGATTAAAGAAGTATCGATAGCAACTATCGAGATTGCATCAATGGTATCGGACCAGTTTGCTGTAGTCTGCCAAAATACAGCAGAAATATCCAACACAAGAATAGTTTCTTGTGTTGATTGATTTGTTATCATTGATGCACCAACGACATCTGCAATGCTTAAAGCTTCGAGCGTATTAGCTACAGCCACAAGGTTTATACTCGTACTCTCCGCAGCATTTAAAATTTCGGCCGCTGCTGCAATCTTGGTAAGTGCGGTAGACACAACGTCTATTGATACAGCATTTTCTCCAATAGCAGCGGTTAATGTCACAGCAAAATTTGATGCATCTGCAATAACAATTGCTTCTGGAATAGACGTTAAGAACTGAACAGAAACACTTTGGTTATCCGTTACTGTTGGTGTTTCCGAAATAGAAACAGAGAAATTTGATGCGCCAGAAGACATTACTTCAGAAACGGTAATTGTGTCCGTCACCCCAGCTTGCATTGCTGCGATAGCAGCCATTGTTTCAGCGGGAGTCATTACTTCTGCAATAGCCGAGGCAAAAGAAACAACGTTCCCGACTGTCTCAGTTGCTGTTAAAGCCTCGGCCTGGGCAGCAGTGTAAGACCCAATGGCAACCGGATTATCTGTTGCAGGCACAGTCTCACTGATGACCACACTAGTCAATGTCCCAGCAGCTTGGGAATCTGTAGGGGTTATAGCTTCCGTTGTTGCTGAAGTGGTTGAAGTAGCACCCATTGTTGCGTCTACTGGTGTTAAAAACTCTGCAAGAACTGCCGCATAAGATGCGAGCACGCTACTAGCGTCGGATAATACTAATGTCTCTGCCACAGAGACATTCCAAACTGTTGGGCCACCAGATGAACGAAATAGCACCTCGTCCTCTTCGTCTTCATCGAGGAATAATTGCCACGGATTGGTAGAAAATGCTACTTTCTCCGCGATTGTCCAGGCACGATTTGCTACGCCAACAAAGTAAACTGGCCGTGTCCAGGAAGCCCAAAACGACGCGTCGCCTCCGATTTTGAATACAGCATCGGTCGTACTCACGGATGCAGTTCCCGAACCGCACAATACCCCGTTCAGCCATATTTCGACTGTTGTCCCATTCTGTGTACATACGAACGAAGCCGTAGCATCGGCAGTTATAGCGAAGGTGAAGTCAATAGATATGACGCCCCAGATATTGAAGCGCCAATCGTTTGCTGCACTATTCTTGCGTAGTGTCCAGTCTTGTCCGGTCGATGGCACGCCGAGCGTGAACAATGCTGCGGAGTCGTTAGAGGTACTGAAAGAGGCTGCGCCGTAAATCGTCCGATTTGATGCTCCCGATACCCCTAGTTCTGATGCTAGCCTATTTGTATTGATGTATCGCCCGGCTGTTCCACTTACTGATCCCAGACCCTTCCCACCTTGTCTGACCATTTGAGCGACATTGGTCGGATCAGCAATCGACCCTATGATTCCAGTTATGCTATCTTGGACGTAGAAGCCGTTTTGAAGCTGCCACAAACCAGTTGTTCCGCGCAGGAGCAAATTTTGTTTGTCGAGGTCGTACGGGCCTACCTGCGGTTGTGTATACCGCATGACTTACAGCGATGTCGCTTCTTGGGCGTACACCTCCACGGTAATGGCATTCGTTGCCCCGTTCATGATCGTGACGTTCGCGAACATGTTGGGCAGACTGTACCGGCATGGGATATCGGTCACACTGCTACCCACCGTGTCGCCGGTGGCCGTATATTTCTTACGCTTCACGCCCGTCGCTTCGCCGGCATAGAACGTCACGGTTGGTGCGGTAGTCGGGGCGGATGCGCCGTTGGTCAGCTTGACGAACACTTCAGCACCAGCTGCGGTAGACAGGTTTAACTCACTGGCGTTAACGCTCCCACCAGCAGCTAGCGATTGCGAAGCTAGCAGTGTGCGGGAATTTTTGACGATAGCCATTACTTCGCACTCCCGTCATCATTGAATAATGCTTGAGCAATATCTTGCGTTGTGTATGGATCCGGTTCTTTTCCAAGAGCACATAAAGCGTCACATTGAATTTGTGAAATAACGCTTGGAACGAACGTGCTAAGAGTCTCCTGAACAAGCGGAGTCCCAATCAGTAATCGACCTTGTTCTAACAGAGGTTTTACATGACGAAAAGGGGAGTCTACTGCACTACTCATTAAAATATCAAGTAATGCATTACCAGTTGCGATTCCGAGAACTTGCAAGATAGTGCCATTACCTATCTCGACCGCATTTGGACGTACACGCCCAATAGACATCGTTACTGCAATAGACTGACAATCTTTTGCAGTAACGGACGTAGCGCAATCTGGATTTGCTAGAATATCTTCACGGAGTCCCACAGCTTACTCCGTCTCAGGAAAAACTTCAATTTCGCTCTTTTTAAAAGAGCGTTGGTGCGTTTCACCATCTTCACCTGGATAGTCGACGGTGTATTGAATATCGTCATCAACGATAGAAATGCC